CCAAAGAACAAGCAAGAGCAGTATTACCAGAAGGATTGACTGTCAGTCGTTTATACATGAATGGTACATTACGCAGCTGGATACATTTTATAGAATTAAGATCTGCGAATGGTACACAAAAGGAACATCAAGAAGTCGCACGAGAATGCGCAAAAGTTATTGCTGAAGTATTTCCTTTGGCAAATGAATTAGTAAAACTATAATAATATTGGGGCAAGATATGGAAGAAATTGTGCATGGCATAAAGGTTGATTACACTCGTGATACTTTGTTTGACGATTTAGGTAAGCTACGATTAAAAGAAAGTTATATGAAAGATGATGAAGTGAGTCCTCAAGAGAGATTCGCTTTTGTTAGCAGTAAGTTTAGTTCTAATCCAGAACATGCACAGAGATTATACGAATACAGTAGCAAACATTGGCTGTCATATTCAACACCTATCTTATCGTTTGGTCGAAGCAAGCGTGGTTTACCAATCTCTTGTTTTTTAAATTATATTGAAGATACAGCGGAGGGTTTAGTTGATAATCTTAGTGAAACTAATTGGCTTAGTATGCTTGGTGGCGGTGTCGGTATTGGTTTTGGTATTCGTTCGGCAGATGATAAATCGACTGGAGTTATGCCTCACCTCAAAATTTACGATGCGTCGAGTTTGGCATATCGCCAAGGTCGTACCCGTCGTGGCAGTTATGCTGCTTATCTTGACATTAGCCATCCAGATATTATTAATTTCTTAGAGATGCGTAAACCAACAGGGGATCAGAATATGAGAACCCTGAACATGCATCATGGTATTAATATTCCAGATGCATTTATGCAAATCATCGAACAATCAATGATTGATCCAGAGTTTGATGACTCATGGGAACTTATCGATCCAGCATCATTGATTGTCCGTGAGAAGGTAAGTGCAAAAGAATTGTGGCAACGAATTCTTGAAATGCGTATGATGACTGGTGAACCATATCTACATTTTATTGATACATCCAATCGTCATTTACCACAATGGTTAAAAGACAAAGGGTTAAAAGTCCACCAATCAAATCTCTGTTCAGAGATTATTCTCCCGACAAATGAGAAACGAACAGCAGTCTGTTGTTTATCTTCTCTTAATCTAGAGTACTACGATGATTGGAAAGATGATGCTCTTTTCTTAAAAGATGTCGCTGAAATGCTAGACAATGTTCTTCAGTATTTCATTGACAATGCTCCAAAAGAAATCAAGCGAGCAAAGTATTCTGCCATTCGTGAAAGAAGTATTGGTATCGGTGCATTGGGTTGGCATGCACTACTACAGCGTAAGAATATTCCATGGGAATCATCTATGGCTGTTGGTCTTAACAAAACAATTTTCGAAAGTGTCAGAGGAAAATTAGATGCAGCTAATAAAGAACTTGGATTGGAGAGAGGTGAGGCTCCTGATGCTGAGGGTACTGGTAATCGTTTCAGCCATCTCATGGCAATTGCTCCCAATGCTAGTTCTTCCATTCTTATGGGCAATACCTCTCCTAGTATTGAACCTTATAGGGCTAATGCTTATAGGCAGGACACTCTGTCGGGTTCTCACTTAAACAAGAATCGTTATCTTGATAAGATAATTCAAATTGAAGCAGGTAAACATAATGAAGGATGGGCAGAAGAAGTTTGGCGCAGTATTATTGCGAATGATGGTAGCGTTCAGCACTTGGATTGGATGGAAGAGTGGACAAAAGATGTTTTCAAAACATCTATGGAAATTGACCAGCGTTGGGTGGTCCAACATGCAGCGGACAGACAAGAATACATCGACCAAGCACAATCGTTAAATGTATTCTTCCGTCCAGATTCTCATATCAAATACATTCATGCTGTGCATTTTCAAGCATGGAAGTCTGGATTGAAAACCATGTATTACTGCCGAAGTGATAAGATCGCTAAAGCAGACAAAGTCTCTAAGAGAATTGAACGAGAAATTATTAAAGAGATCGACTTAACAGCACTCACAACAGACGAAGGTGTATGTCTGGCTTGTGAAGGATAACAATAAAAGAGAACAGAAATGATTAAGAAAACTCAAAGTAGGATGACGGATGAACGAACATATTTTAAACCATTCAATTATCCTTGGGCATACGATGCATGGTTAAAACATGAGCAAGCACATTGGCTACATACAGAAGTGCCAATGGCAGAGGATGTAAAAGATTGGAAGAAGAAACTAACTACTGAGGAAAAACAATTCCTTACTAACATCTTTCGTTTCTTTACACAAGGTGACATCGATGTGGCAGGTGGATATGTTAAAAACTATCTTCCTTATTTTCCACAACCAGAAATTCGTATGATGTTATCTGGGTTTGCTGCAAGAGAAGCATTACACATTGCTGCTTATTCTCATCTAATTGAAACACTTGGTATGCCAGAATCTACCTACAGCGAGTTTCTTGAATATCAAGAAATGAAAGACAAACACGATTATGTTACGGAACTCAGTTCGAAGAATGGTACTCTTGAATCAACTGCGACACACATCGCTGTCTTCTCTGCTTTTACAGAGGGCATGCAGCTTTTTAGTTCTTTTATTATGTTGCTTAATTTTCCTCGTCATGGTATTATGAAGGGGATGGGACAGATTGTTACTTGGTCTATTGTTGATGAAACAATGCATGCTGAATCAATGATCAAACTGTTCAAAGAATACATCAAAGAAAATCCAGAGATCTGGGGTGATGATCTAAAAGGTAAGATTTATACAATCGCTGAAAAGATGGTTCAGTTGGAAGATAAGTTTATTGATTTATCTTTTAATGGAACACACATGCGTGATTTAGAGCCAGAAGATGTTAAACAATACATTCGTTATATCGCAGATCGTCGTTTGATTTCTCTCGGCATGAAAGGTATCTTTAAAGTTAAAAAGAATCCACTGCCATGGGTAGAAGAAATGATTAATGCTCCAGTGCATGGTAACTTCTTTGAGAATCGTGTCACTGATTATGCAAAGGGTGCTTTGTCTGGTACATGGGAAGATGTTTGGGCTAAAGCAGCATAATGGCACATATAATTGCGAACCTTCCACCTGTGAAGTGTTTCGTTCGCAGAGAGTTTCTCTATGACTTTGAGAAAGGTCATGGAGAACTTGAACCTTGTTGGTGGATAAGTATTAAGTCTTTAAGAGGGCAAGCATTTCGTATTGAGTCATATCTTAATGAATATGGTGCTCTCTATGATAAACTACCACTACACGCATATTGCTGGAAACCAATTGATGGTGAACCATTACCATTAGATTATCTTCAGTTATGGGATTGTTTATCATATGATATAACTGTGCTAAAGAAAGCACAGCTACAATCAATGAGATGTAAGTTTAAGTTAAAGAATGGGGATTGGATGTATGGTGTTTATCTTTTTACAGTTGATTCTGCTCATCCTGACTTTAACATTCTTGATACAGGGTTTTCTGAAGATGTCGAGGATCACAAGTCTTATAATTTCATTCAGTGTGATAATGGGCAGTTTGCTGCTCAGCCAAATAATCGTTTAATTATATTAGAGCCAAGTAGTAATCCAAAAGAACTTAAGAAACCAGATTTTAGAGTAGCAACAAAACGCTGGTCTGTAGAAACAGACTCCAAGTGGGCATTGGGAGATACCAATACCATAATGTACGAAAGGCAAGATGGCTGAGTTAATTTATCTGTTGGTGATGACACACATCACCATTGTTTGTGTTACATTGTTTTTACATAGAGGACAAACACATAGGGGTTTAGAGTTTAATTCTGGACTATCTCATTTCATGAGATTTTGGTTGTGGCTAACTACTGGCATGGTAACGAAACAATGGGTTGCCATACATCGTAAACATCATCAGAACTCTGATAAAGAAGGTGATCCTCATAGCCCACACAATGAAGGTATCTGGTTTGTTTTATTTGCTGGAGTTTCTTGCTATGTTCAATCTGCAAAAGATAAAGAAATGATTCAGAAGTATGGTGTTGGTACTCCAGATGATTGGATTGAGAAACATGTTTATTCCAGATTCCCATATGCTGGAATAGTACTTATGTTAGCAATTAGTTTAATGCTGTTTGGTTGGTGGGGAATTTGGTTCTGGGCAGTTCAAATGGTATGGATTCCATTTTGGGCAGCAGGTGTTGTGAATGGTGCTGGACATTACTATGGATACAGAAATTATGATAGTAAAGATAAATCAACTAATATAGTTCCATGGGGAATTATTATTGGTGGTGAAGAACTACATAACAATCATCACGGAGATCCAGCAAATCCAAAACTAAGTAGAAAGCCACTAGAGTTTGATATGGGTTGGATGTGGTTTAAGATTTTTAACAAATTAGGTTTAGCAAAGGAAAGACAATAATGGCTTACTCAGACAAGGTTATAGATCATTATGAGAATCCTAGAAATGTAGGAAGTTTTGATAAGAGTGATAAAAATATTGGCACAGGTATGGTCGGTGCACCAGCGTGTGGTGATGTGATGAAATTACAGATAAGGGTAAATGAAGATGGGATTATCGAAGATGCAAAGTTCAAAACTTATGGGTGCGGTTCGGCAATTGCTTCTTCCTCTCTCGTTACAGAATGGGTCAAGGGTAAAACGCTTGAGCAAGCTGGACAGATTAAGAACTCTGAGATCGCAGAAGAACTCGCACTTCCGCCAGTTAAAATCCATTGCTCGATTCTTGCAGAGGATGCGATAAGAGCAGCAATAAAAGATTACAATCTGAAATGTGAGTGCGTATGATTACCGTAACAGAAGCAGCAAAAACACAACTTAACGAAATTCTTTTGGATGAACCAACTGCCAAATTTGTAAGAGCATTTATCTCTGGTGGTGGGTGCTCTGGTTTCAATTATGGATTTACTCTCGAAGAAGGTAAAGAAGAAGATGACTTTGTTATTGATAATCTTATAGTTGATTCGATGAGTATGCAGTATTTCGATAATGCCACGATTGACTTTACCAGTGATAAACTAAAGGGTTCACAATTTGTAATAAGTAATCCAAATGCAAAAACCACATGCGGGTGTGGTAGTTCATTTTCAGTATAGGACAATAGATGACAACTAAATACTTTGAGTGTAATGAATGTGGAGCGAGAGGAAAGATCGTCCTCAAGGGAGATGACCACAGCACAGAAGATTTGGTATATTGTCCAGTCTGCTCTGCTGACATCTATGAAGAGGAGGATCTTGACGATGAAGAATGACTTGGTATTATCAAAACAATCCCGTAGAGGAATTGCCTGAAGATTGTGTTGGCTTTGTTTATTTAATTACGAACAAAGCCACCAGTCGTATGTATGTGGGTAAGAAATTAGCAAAATTCTCTAAAACTACATACAAAACAATCAAACAAAAAAACGGAACAAAGAAGAAGAAAAAGATCCGTAGTAAAATAGACTCTGATTGGTTAGAGTACTATGGTTCAAGTATAGAACTAAATAAAGATGTAGAGTTACTGGGAAGGGATAACTTCACCAGAGAAATTTTATTTTTCTGTAAATCAAAAGCAGAATGTTCATACATAGAAGCACGAGAACAGTTTGCACGAAAGGTATTAGAATCTGATGACTTTTATAACGGACAAATATCTGTAAGAGTTCACGGATCTCATATTAAAAACAAACTATGACATACTTACTATTCACAGTTGCATTAGGACTTTCAGCAGTTGCTGCATATTATGCAGTTGCTGGTCTGATTGCCATCTTTGCTGCAGCTGTGATTCCAATTGCAATTATGGGTTCGTTGCTTGAAGCATCAAAACTCGTAGTGGCATCATGGCTTTATAGAA